TGCATCTGTGGGCGACCTTCGATAGTCATAGTGAATTCGTGGGGGTTGTTAGGGTTAAGTTTCATATCATTCAGTGGGGGCAACACCTTTGACAAAGATAGCATCTACAACACGTTGCAGGCGCTTCTCAGTCTGCTGACCGTAGTTGCTGAACACAGGCACGGTTACGAAACCAGTACGCTTGCGATAGAATTGCAACTGACCAGCAGGGATCTTACCCGATTGTATATCAGCGGCGTCCTGTTTGTCAAGTCGGATCACACGTCCGATCGTCTGTGCCATCTCGATAACAGGCAGATTACGCAGTAGAATACAGTGAGTGAGACCAGGAACGTTGATACCCTCGGACAGAATGCTATAGTGGAACATAATGAACTTACGGCTGGGATCTTTACCCCAGGCATCGAGAGTATCAAAGAACTCTTGGCGACCTACTTTCTGCTTGTTGACATAGGCACCATACTTGCTGGTGATGTGAAGAACATCGTAACCACGATCAGCAAACTCCTGCATCACGTTGGTGCTAGAGAGCAAACGCCACAGCACACGAGTGTTGGGAGCAGCAACCAGGATCTTCTGGGCGCTAGCATCATCAAGTTGACTGACAATATCAACCAGCACCTCGCGGTCATTCTCTGCAGCAAGCAGAGACTTGTTACGCTCGATGTCAACGACGTGAGCTTGAATGGTAGGAGGAATGATACTACCGTTGGCAATCAGTTCAGGAGCAGGAATGTTGATCAGTTCCTTACCATACACAGTAGTGTTGTGCATACTGATGTTACCACCACGATACTTAGGAGTAGCAGTAAAGTAGTATGCGTTCTTGGCAGTCAGAGTAGCAGCAGCAACCTCTTGGAAGAAGTCACGACGAACAGAATTGTGTGCCTCATCATAGTAGATGGTATCCACATCAATACCTGCTTCGTTGATACGACGCAGAGAGTTGTAGGTGGTGAAGATCAGTTGGTGAGTATTAACTGCCTTACAAACACCATCGTGCAAACGGATCTCGTTGATCTTGGTGGTGCTGTTGCCCTCAATCTCACCGCTGTGAACGTGAAGAGTACAAACATCAACCTTACCGTTCAGTTCGGCAAAGAAGTCTTCATACAACTGAACCGACAACAGGATGCGAGGAGAGACCACTACAACGGTCTGTGGGCGGTCTGCTTCTTGAAGGCGACGCAGACAGTCAAGGATCATAGGAAGCGTCTTGCCGCCGCCCGTAGGGCAGGTGACACGACCGACAGCAGCAGTCTGCAGAGCGTCAAGGATGCGCTGCTGGTGAGGACGAAGGGTGAAGGTCATGCGGTTCGCTGTTGATGAGAATAGTATAAGGCATGAGAAAGGGGGCACGAGGCCCCCTGTGACAGTTTTTCAAGTGGATCAGGCAAGAAATTTGCGATAAACTCCTTTCTTCTCCATATCTTCGTATTCAAGTTGTCTAGGCTTGGCACCAAATTCAATCATACCATCTTCACGCATAATAATACGATCAGTGGCAACACAAAGCATGGCAAACAAGAAATCCATACGCTTCTCATTACTCAAATCTACAGCATTACTATTCCAAAACTCAACAAATTGAGAAGTTAGAGTAGACGTTTCTGTGTTATCTTCTTCTAGTTCATCATCAAGCAGTTCAAGAAACGTAAGGCATTCTTCAGTCAACCCATAACGATCACACAGAGCAATATATGCACGAACCGTCTTACGTTGCAGAGAGAACTTGTCAAGCACATTTTCATAATCGCCACTAAGTTTCAAAGAGCGAGCGATATTAGCATACCAATATTCATAACTAGAAATGGCATTCTGCATAGAAAGACGCCAGCGGCGTTGACGCTTCAAAATATCACCAAGGATGGAAACTTCATCCTTATGTGCTTTGTCGTGCTTGCGCTGGATTTCATCAATAGGCTTACGTGCTTTGTTAGTAGCCGTTTTAGTGAAACATTCAGTATCAACACCAAGAACTACAACAATTTCAAAAGTACGATCTTCAGTACATTTTGCAATCGCACAAAGACGGTGCTGAAATTCTGTTAAGTTTCCTTCTTTATTGAAGGTCATAGGTTGTCCATCAAACAACCATTTATCGTTTTCAATACTACGAAAAATCTTATTTACTTGTGACCGAGAAATTTTACGATTATCTCGATTGTAGTAATCGAGAATGTGTCGTGCTTGTGCTGGTGTGAGGTGAGTAATGAAACATTTAGTCTCATTACTTTTCGGATTAAAACCTAAGATGTTAAAAACATCTATATTTACAGAAGTTGTCATAATAAACTGAGTAAGTCAGTACTTTTACAATATAACAGAGATTTCTGGGTCTGTCAACCCCCTGTGCCAGTTTCCTAATCGTCCACGGCATCAACGGAAGCGATGTCACACACAGGCACCTCATGCTCGTTCGCAATCAGATACCAAGGCATCATTTGACCGTGATACTCTGGATGTGCTTGAAATGTCTCAGGATATACACGATCACCCAGATACTTTACTTCAGTCTCTGGAATGTTGTGCTCGCGCAGCATCGCTTGGAGCTGAAGATGGATCAACTCGGGTTGTGTGGGGACTTTCATTCGCTATTTCCAAATAGAGAATACAGTTTAGATCAGTTTTCTAATTCTGTCAATAGTTGAATAGAATTATCATTTACATATGGAATTGTTCCATCTGGTTTGATTACATATGCTTTAATTCTGTAGTCTGGATCTGGTAGATTTTCTGGTCTTGGAAACCAATCAAAACAGCAATCTACAGCAAGAATTTCTGTATCAAAAACATAGAATAATTCTTCTGCTTCAAGGATGGCATCAATTTCTGCTTCAGGAATAATCCAATTAGCATCATCTTCATCAATCGGATCTTTATAATACTCATAAATTTCTGCTTTCTTTTCATCACTAAGAGTGTGATAGTGACGATTATCAATTACTAAAATAAATTTATTTTCAGTTGCTGCTAACCTAGCACAGATGTCATAGATGCTGTGTGGTTTTAAAGAAATTAATGGCATTAGTTCAATCCTCCACTCACAATATTTTCTAAGATGTCATCAAGAGTAATTGTATTATCTTGTCTCTTGACAACCGGAATTTCATCAATTGTTTCAACTGAAATAGCAATAGACAAGTAGGTTAAAATTCTATCTGAATATTTGGAATAGACAGTTTGATTGAGATGGAAAAAATGACCCTTTAAATCGGTTAGATAATCTGCGGATGTTTCTTCTGCTTCCACCATCTTTTCATACTTAGTTGGTGTGATTGGAAAAACAACTTCAGCAGCAGGAATGCCTTCCTGATCCTGAGGAATATCTCTAAGTTTTTGTCTATAAGAAATCCACATTTCTTGTTGTTCTTCTGTCAAAGGACTATCTCTAGAAATCGTCCAATCGCTATCCATAAGAAGAAACTTACGGATCATTACCAGTTTATTCCAATTGACAATATTATCTCGTTGATAAATTCTTCTTAAAGCATTATCCAGATTGAACTCTTCTACATCTCTATACTCAACATATTTTTCCTGTAACTTTTCAAAAAGTTCATCTACTTCACTTTTTGGAAAAGCAGAAAGATCAAATTCATAGGAAACCCACTTATACTCACCAGTTTTTTGATTTCTTTGGTACTTGTTTTTTGCCATAAAGGCAGTACCATCTTTATAATAAACAAAAGTTTCTAGCTTATCTTTATCAGCATCCCAAATAGGATACAAAATGGGAACAATATTCTCATTCCAAAAGTCATCACTAATAACCTTCGTTACACCATTTTGTTGAATTGTTCTGTTAACAGCATTCACATATAATGCTACGGTAACAGTAGAAGCATATTCTGTCATTGAACTTTGTGCGCCCATCCAGTCAGAATATATTTATCAGTTGTAAAAACAGTATTGCCTTTATGTACGTGAGTTAGTCCAGCTGGGAACACACAAACCATTCCTTGTTCTGGTTTAATTCTTCTGCGTTGATAAAGAAATTCTGTTTCTGCCTCACCATCTGGCATATCATTTAAATAGATCGTCCATACCAATTCTCTGTTACTGGTTTGATAAGAAGCATTTTCATAATGCCATTCATGATATCCACCACCAGGAAGAGTTTTCTGTGCCTTGATAGCATAAGACATCAATTTCACACCAATCAATTGACTGTATTCTTGACAATAATGCGTCAGGCAACATTTTAAATAGTCATTAATTGTATTTGAAAGATTGACATCATAATCATTCAATATGATTTGAAGATCATCTCTTCCCATTTTTCTAGATGGAAATTGTTCTTTCCCAACGTCACAAGTTTGAGCAGAATGTTCTAGAACTTTATCAAACTTCTCAACTATTTGTTCGCAAATTTGCCGGGGAATAAATTTTCTCCACAGCGCAATAAAATTATCAAATTCCCCAACCATATGTTCGATTGGGAAAATATATTCATGGTTTGACATAATTTAAATAGCTTTGATTAAATATTTTACTCTATGATATCTAGTAATTAATGGAATGTCT